ATGATTACTTATTTTTTATTCTTAAACCAAGCTGGTAAACCTACATGAGGTCTTCCATCAAATTGATTTTCTATAGCACCTTTTGTTTTTGCGTTGTTATAATGTAAAAATACTTGACCACAATCTTCACCTTCAAACGCTTCACGCCAGTGTTCACATAAATTACCCTTATAGACTAACATATCACCAGGTTTTAGAATTACTTTTTTACCATCAGTCATATCTGATTTATATTGTCCATCTTTAACCTTACCTTTTTTAGGATTAGGTTCGATATAGATAGGCCATGGGTCACCACCTAAATTTAATGTCGTAGATATTTCACATGAATACCTATCTTTGTGTCTGTGTAATACATCACCTTTTTTATATATTCTTGAATATGAATATGTAGGTATCAGTTTCATTCCTGTATGTTTCTCCATCACTGGTTGTGTTTTTAACAATAAAGTTTCCATCGCAATATCAGAATAATTAGAATATGTGCCAGGAACCTGTTCGTCATTCCATATACCCCATTCCTCTGTAAATGGTGAAATAAATTTAGTATCAAACATGGTTCTTGCGACTTGTCTTTTTACTAAAAAATAATTATATACAAACTCTGCTATTTTAGGTTCTACAGCTTTTTTAATTACAATATAATTATTTTTATCAAATTCTGTTTTAGGCATTGTTTTTTGCTCCTTGTACTATCTCTTTTCGAACTGCTTGCAGATTGAAATGTATAAATCTAAAATCATAATAACCATCATGCATTGTATATTGGTGAGGCATGTATGAATTAAAGAATATCAAACTACCTGGTTTAGGCACGTAATGTACCTGATCATTTGAATATGTTAATTTTCTTTTATCTTTTTGTTTTAAACCTGTCATCAATGCACCAGGTCTAGGATCATGAAAAACAGGTAATGATGTATGCTCATTACATTTAAGATAATAAAAACCAGACATATGATTATCTGAATGAATGTGTGTGTTATGATGACCGCCACCATTTTTACTAAACTCTTGTACCCAACATTCTGTAAAAAACATTTGATAGTCATCCATCTTAAATCCTTGACCATCTAGTAAATTCCACGCTGTCTGTCCAACATAATCAACAAACTCTTTCAATGCAGGATCTTTTTCAATAGGACCTGAATGATAAGACATGCCATGATCTTTTACAGCATTCCAGTGTTTAGTGCCCAATTCTTTTTTTCTTTCTTTTAACTTGGGTTTTTCTCTATCGTATGCTGCTTTAATATGTTTGTCACATGCTTTATCAACCTTTGCAACCCATTCAGGTTTTTCGATTGTATAAACAGGACAAGAAAAATAATTTTGTGTATTCAATATATCTTGCATAATAATTCCTATCTAAATGGGTAACCTAAATTCCACACTACTAATGAATATCTAGTTCCTTTTGTTACTGGTGCGACACGGTGCCACACAAAACTTGGAAAAACAACAATAGAACCACGAGGTCTTATTTCTTCACACTCGTATATTGCTTTTTCTTTTGCATTGTTCCAATCTTTTTGATTTCTCATATCAAACTCTAAATTACCACCTTCATAATCGCCAGGATCAGATAAAGATATTGTAACTGATAGTTTTCTTATTTTACCATGTGAATTAATATCATCTGGCTTATTATAAGGTTTATCCCAACTATCACAATGCCAACCATAATATTGACCTGTACCATACTTTGTGAACTGACAAGATTCCGAAAAGTCCCAATCAAAGTTCCAACCTGCTTCTTTGTTTGCTTCTCTTATATAAGGATGTATTTCTTTATAAATCCATGTATCATTCATCCAAACAATATCAGATTTTCTTTTTACATGAAGATGTTTAATTGCAGATTTTTTAAGTTTACCAGATTTGGTTTTATTTTTATCATTTTGCATACCACCAGTCAATGCCATTTCTGGTTTATGTAATTGACCATATCTTATGATCTCGTCACATAATTTTGGGGTTAATGCTGATTTAAAATAATAATAGTAGTTTGTTAAATTCATTTTATAATCACCTTTTTAATATATAGTAGTCTTAAAAAAGACTAATTAACTAGCTTGATATTTGTATCGTATAATAGCAACACCTGATCCACCATTACCACCTGAATTACTAGGGTATTGAGCACCTCCACCACCACTACCTGTGTTTGCAGATCCTGTTGGTCCATTACCTCCTGGTGCATGAGGAGCACCTGGTCCACCACTAGCTCTTGTAACTGCACTTCCTGTAATAGAATTACCATCACCTGATCCACCTGCACCACCAATACAACCAGAAGCAGCATTACCATTACCGCCGGCGCCACCGCCGCCTCCTCCTCCTCCTGGATTGATTCCTGGTGCACCGTCGTTTCCATAAGTTCCTCCAGGTTGACCACCAGTATTAGGAGCAGTTCCTGCACCTCCACCACCTGAACCATTACCAGGTGATCTACTTTGAGAAGCACCTTGTGGTGAACTAGAGTCGACTGTTGAAGTTGGTACTTCACCACCACAACCACCTCTACCACCACCAGCAGATGTAATTGTTGAGAAAACTGAATTTGCACCTGCAGTACCGTGAGGTCCACCACCTCCACATCCACCACCTGTTCCACCACCACCTATTGTGATTGGATATGTTTGTGCTGAAACTGGAACTGCCGCAATACCTGTGGCTAAAGATGGTCCACAATAATGAGTAGCAGAGACACGATATGCACCTGCACCACCTCCTCCACCTACGTTACCGCCGGCACCGCCTCCTCCTCCACCACCTGCAATTATTAAGTGGTCTACTTTAGAGTCAGCGTCTGGAACATTTGCTGCTGCTTGACTTACAACAAAGTTACCATCACCAGTGAAAGTGTGTATTTTAAAATTACCTGATGTTGCAACAGTACCACCTGTTGCCGCAATATATTTTGGACCAAAGTCTGTAACAGCACTTTCTACTGTATATAACCAACCTTTTGTTGCGTCAACATAAACTAATGCTAAGACTGCTCTATCAGTAGATATTGTACTATCATTTGTATTACCTTGTATTCTGTGACTGTTTCTTTGAATAGTTAAATTATTTGTGCCAAAATTACCTGCGTAATCTTTTATAACAACTGTATCTCCTATTGAAGCACTCGCTGGTAATTTAACTATACCTGCGGCACTTGTATTATCAACGAAATATCCTCTACCTGCAACCATTGTTGTTATAGTAGAACCATCTGATACTACGACTGATTGCCATTGTACTTCTGGTACACCTGCTGAAGCACCTAGTGCTATTGATTGTCCGTTTATTGTTACAGTTGAATTTGATAATTTTGCATTTGTGATAGAACCTGCTAGTTTTGCGTCAGTTATAGTGCCTGGGGCAATATCTGCCGCTACTACTGTGCTATCTGTTATTGCATTTGAACCTATTTTATCTATTGCCATAATATTATTTATCTAGTTTTGATATTTATACCTAATAATTACTATACCTGAACCGCCTGCTTGACCTGCTGATGGTGAACTACTAGAACCTGCACTTCCACCACCGCCGCCTCCAGTATTTGTTGAACCAGCAGTTGCTGATGTACCTGTATTACCACCAGTACCACCGCCACCAGAACCTGCAGTGCCCACAGAGCCACATCCACCTAGAGGTTGTCGTCCACCGCCACCTCCACCACCTGCTCTTGCAGTTGGAGTGCCATTAATTGAACTTGTTGCACCAGCGCCACCAGCGCCACCTTGACCTGGACCACCATTATCACCAACGGCTGTTGCACCGCCTCCACCACCACTACCAAAAGAGTGACCTTGAAAGGCAAAAGCTTGACCTCCATTGTTACCTTGTGATGGACTAACAGGAGGTGTATTACCAGAACCGGGTGCTCCTAAATTAGGTGAGGCAGGATTAGTTCCTGTTGAACCTCCGCCACCACCAGAACCACCATTACCTCCAGCACCACCAGCGCCGCCTTGACTTCCTACACCGCCACCTCCACCGCCAGTAGATGTGATTGTACTAAAAACTGAATTTGAACCTGATTGACTAGGAGAAGGTCCTCCGCCGCCTGCACCACCTACTGTGATTGGATATGTTTGTGCTGAAACTGTAAAACCTGAAGTAGCAGCGATTGGTGAAGCAGAATAAGGATCAGCAGACGGTTTAGCTTCACGATAACCTCCTGCACCTCCGGCACCACCGGGCACTCCAAAATTAGCATTATTTCCGCCACCACCACCAGCAACGACTAAATATGCAACTTTATCATTACTATCACTAGGTGATTGATTTGCACCTACTGATGATACAACAAAGTTACCGTCACCTGTAAATGTGTGTATTTTATAATCACCTGATGTGGTTGCTGTACCACCTGTTGCTGCGATATATTGAGGACCAAAATCTGAAACATTACTTTCATTAGCATACAACCAACCTTTTGTTGCGTCAACATAAACTAATGTAAGTGAAGCACGATCAGTTGATATTGTGCTATCGTTTGTATTACCTTGAATTTTATGTGAATTTCTTTGAATAGTGAGATTATTTGTGCCAAAGTTACCTGCATAATCTTTTACTCTAATAGTATCACCTGCATTTGCACTTGCTGGTAATTTTACTATACCAGCGGCACTAGAGTTATTTACAAAGTAACCTCTACCGGCAACCATAGTTGTTACAGTAGAACCGTCTGATACTACGACTGATTGCCAGTCTGTAAGACTAGGTGTTGATGACGCACCAAGAGCAGTTGATGTGCCGCCTACAGTTATTGTATTGTTTGCTAATTTATCATTACCAATAGAACCTGCTAATTTATCTGCTGAAACTGTTCCAGGTGCAAAATCTACCGCTGCAACTGTGCCGTCTTCTATTGCTCTACTACCTATTTTAGTTATTGCCATGACTATCCTATGTGTCTATGACTATTTATAAATT